GCCATCATTAATCATTTCTTGCCAGACCCAAATGGTCCTGGTGCTGTTTGTGATGTTCTCGTCTCCACAGACTTGACTAGAGCAACAGATCTTATCCCCTTGGAACTCGCATAAGCGGTAGTCGAGGGCCTCCAACAAAGTGGAAAACTCTCTGCGTTAGAGCATGAGATTATGAAACTATGTAGCGGGCCTTAGTTACTGTAGTATCCAGGCGGCGATTAGATCGTCTCGAAGTCAGGTATCCTGATGGGATTGCCAACTTCTTGGGCAATTTTAAGTATCATTCATCTCTTTTGGATGGATAAGGTCAGATTGTCTTTGCCAAAATGGGCAAACTAAACATCCAACAAACAGTTCAGTATCTGCGGGGACGACGCCTTGCTAGCCACTACCTAAGTGGGAGCTGCGGAGTATCTAAGACAGGTCAAACTGTCCAAAGGCCTCCCGTCAGACGGCAAACATTATGAAAGTTTTGGAATCGGAATTAAGTTACTTAGAGGAGAGGATGCTACAGAACCTGAGGAAGCTGTAAGGCACCGCTCCGTTTATCTTGAGAAACTCGTCGAGTTCGATTGTCTCTACGACAATGAAATCGGTCACAACCGTATAGAAATAGGTCGCCAAGTCGACGCAGTCCCGGTGAAAGGACTGGTCGAAGGTAACCTGGATCGAGGGCTCTCACAGAGCCGCGCGAAAGTGTACTGTGACTCTGACGGGCTTCGGATGATCGGCAATATAGACGTCTTAGTCTAAACAAATCCGATCTATCACAAACAGGGCAGCCGCTTAAGGCGCTACCTCAAGTCAGGAGCGCGTGGCTTGCAATCTTATTCTGAGAGAATCTTGGGACTGGTTCCAGGACTCCCGCTTAAATGGGGAGGATTCGTGTTAGGAGAAAACGAACTAAGTTCATTCTCCGAGTAAAAGGTGTTCGAGAGAGCAAAGCTCTTCAAGAACACAAACTCCAATTTCTCAGCTACGCTGATCAAAAGTCTCGACTTAGACTGGCAGAGAGCACAGACAAGTGCTCTACCGCTCTGGTCACAGGTCGTCGAACCAAAACACGAATTCAGCTTATCAAGCGGTGATAACGTCATTCTACATCCGGAGATCCACATCTCCTCATAACGGGCAAAACACAACGGCAACTTCATAGAAGGAGACCGCGTTTTCGTTCCCGAAAGAATTGCAATGCAAAGGATTGTAGAAGCACATTTCAGTCAACACAAGGTAGACACAATAATAGAGAAGAATGAAACTTCCGTCAAGCTAACGCTAACCGCAAAGAAACTCCGCGGGAGGTTAAAGACGTTATTGAGAGGTCTACGTGTGATGGATAATGTGACTGGTCCAGTTCAATGGTCTGACTTATCGTATTCCTACATTTGGGATGCGGGATACGTGCATAACTGCCTATCCGTTAGCCGGACTGACTTCCAAGATCTGGAAAAGCTAGTATTCTCGTAACTCACCGTCGGCGACAACGACTAGTTGTATCGCGAACGACTCTTTGGCAGATTGATGTCCACGTGCCTGGGGGGGACCCTCTTTGATGATAATCAGTGAGACCACTGAGTGTGACCCCTTAGAAAGGTCACTTTCTCAACAAAGATTCAGCTGTGAGCCAGAGGTTGGTTGTCTTCCCAACATGACAATTAAGCTTAAGGCCACCGATAGTTGAAACTGCAACCTATCTGAAATCGGTATGCTAAACCGACAGCGCGCCGCCACGGCGTGCTAGGGCTAGATAGGTTATGTTCGTCCAAGCTGCTTTTAGACAACCTGGT